ATGATTTAAGCTTGGCCGATAGCCAAGCGTTATAGAGCTAATAAAGCATTATTAATGCTGATATTGAATACCTTAGAGGCATTAGTTATTTTAATTTTCAATCGAGTCTGACCCTACTGGTTCCAGGCCAAACAATTACTGGCTTTAACACCTTGCCGCCCGCCGTATTAAAATTGCTCGGTTATTTCCCTGTGTTTCGTGATCCCCTCAATCATGAAACCCACACGCTACAAACCACACCAGAAATCACGCCGGACGCGGTTATTTACCACGCTATACCGCGCGATATTAACGCATTAAGGTTGATGGCAAACGACCAGATCAATCAAACATCAGGCGAAACCCGCGCACGATTTATTCCGCAAGGGCAAATGCAAGATCAAGAGTATCTGTTGGCGCAAAAACACGCAGAGCAATACAAAGCCGCTGGTTATCCTGCTGATGCAATCCCCGCGAGCATTGAAGCATCAATGGATGCAAACGGAAACACCGCGCAACAGGAGGCTGATGCGATTCTTACCGAAGCGGAAAAGCTGGAAACCCTGCTGACTGTGATCAGAAAAATCAGAATGACAGCGAATGCAACAATCAACGCCGTGCAGGCTGATAACGAACAAATCATCATCGAACGCGATACCGCACTAGCGCAATTGAATGCACTATGAACCGTAGGATGGGTAGAGCGCCCTTTGCGAAACCCATCAAACCACAAAGGCAATCATGATAGACGCAACCGCACAGCAAATCATCGCCACCGCCGACCCCGACGCGATCATTTACGACACGCTGGAATTTGATCACCCGCTGTTTAATCTTGCCATTGTTGCGGGCTTTGCATCACTCACTGCAGGCGGTAAAACCTACCAGCCCTATGCGTTTGATGTAGCCCCCAGCGCAGTAGCGGATGGCGAAAACAACGAACTCGAAGCGACAATAAGCAATGTGCGGCGCTCAATTCCTACGCTGATTATTCAAGCATTAGAAAGCACTGATCCAATTAAGCTATACCACCGCCAAGTCATCACAAGCAGCGCAGGCACGGTGCTCAGTATTATCCAGCCTGAATTACCGTATCACGTTGTCAGTTCCTCAGAGAATAGCGATTCAGTGCAAATCAGCGCCGCGTTTGTGAATATCTTAGATGCCACTTTTTTAAACGAGCGCTATGATTTAGCGCGCTTTCCGGGGTTATAAAATGGCATTTGGAACGGGATCAGATGGTAGTCCGATCGAGACGGGGGTATATTTGCCTGGCTATAAATGGAGCCCGTCAGATAAAAAATTTATTGGTAGCAATCCACCTAAAAGCACGGGAAGCTCATATTCAAGCACCAACCCCACCAGCACAAACAACCCAACCTCAGTCAAGCGCGATGCAACCTATGATGTTAATTTGCAGGTTAATCAAATCAAGCCCGGTGCGGTTATTCCGTGCCAATATGGCCGCCACATTGCCTACCCCGATTTAATCGCGCAAAAACTTGTCGAAGTCACTAGCAGCAGCGTATTTAATTATTTTTTGTTTTGCTTAGGGCATGGCAGCTACGACATCGAATCTATAAAAATAGGCTCGTCACCGATTGCGAATATTCCTGGCGTAACGTATGAAGTGTTAGCGCCTGGGCAAAATATCACGCTCTACCCAACCGTTTTAAGCGCAGGCATTCAAGTGTCAGCAACGATAAATGAAGCGGGCGTATTAGACACCAGCTGCGCGGTAGGTTTTACCGTCAGCCGTTTAATTTTTGCGATTGAATTCCCACAAGGATTATATAAGCGCGAACTAGACGGCACGCTAACCGCGCAATCTACCACCATTACCTTCCAATACGCCCCGATTGATGATCTCGATGTAGTTACGGGCGCATGGGTAAGTGCAGGTTCAGTCGCTTACAATCAAGCCAGCTCATCACCGATAAAAGAAGAGCACACTTACACTGTGCCAGAAGGACGTTATGCGGTAAAAGTATTGCGTAACAATCCCGACACCAGCGACAGCCGAACAAAAAACACGGTTAAATTATCGCGCTTTAGATCGCAAAGTTTTAGCGGTCATGCAAGCTATGGCGATTTAACGCTGATTGCAGTAAAAGCCACCACGCAAAAAGACCCGTTTGATTTAGATGGCAATCGATTATCCGTGGTCAGTACGCGAAAATTAGCCCCGATTGCAGGCGGCGTAGTCACGGCTACACGCTCTATTATGCGAGCCATTGCCGATGTAATGACGGCCACCTATAGCGCTGAATTAGGCGTGGAATATTTAGATGTGACCGCGATGCAAACGCTTGATGCCGCACTTGAGGCAAGAGGCGATTATTTCGATGGCGTATTTGATGATGCGACCGGCGTATTTGATGTAGTACAAACCATCGCAAGTGTGGGGCGTTGCAGTGCGTATTTACACGATGGATTGCTGAAGATCGTACGATCAGAATCACCCACCAGCTACGCCGCGTTATTTACACCCAGTAATATTGTAGAGGGTAGTTTTTCCATAAATTACAATCCGCCTGGCTTTCGTGCAGCTGATAATTTACGCGTGGAATATTTAGACGAAGCAACATGGACAACAAAAAGCGTGGTCTGTACGTTTGGTGGGGTAAGTAACGAGGAAACTACCTCATTTTTCGGCGTAACTAATCGCGATCAGGCGTATCGAGAAGGCATTACAAAGTTAGCCAGGGAATTATATCAACGAACATCGCCAAGTTTTGATACAGGCATGGAAGGGCTGATTTTAAAACTGGGGGATGCGATTATTGTCGCGCATGATGTGGATAATTTTGCGCAATGGGGAACGATTTATAACACCATTGGCGCAGATAAAATCGTCATGAGTAACCCGATTAATTTTAATGCGCAAAGTGAAGGCTTTATTTATATCAGCAATAGTTCGGGCGGGGTATCCGATGCGCTAGCAGTTACTGAAGGCAGTAGCCCCTACGAATTAATACTAACAGCCGGTATTCCTGCGGGCGTACTGACATTAAGCGGGGATGCAGAGCCCTCGCGCTATGCGTTTTTCACTGCCGTTTCAGCACCACGAATAGCGCGAGTGACGGGCATTCAGGCGAATGATGGCGGATACAGTATTGATTGTGATGTAGAAGATGACCGCGTGCATACCGCTGATCAAAACGGTGTGCCAGGGGAAACGTCTGCAAATTGGTCAGTGACAGCCAATGCGGATGCGACCACGGCGGTAGCTCCAACAGCTAGCGGCGGATATACCGCTAGAGATTTAGAATTGTACTCGCGAATCGAGAGCAATAAATACTTCTATACCGCCATATGGGTTAAGTCGGGGTATTCAAAATTCGGCGTTAACTGGTTTATAGAATCGCTAATGACAGGCGCAACGCAAATAGAATCTGAAGTATTAGATGATGTTTCCATAGCTGAAAAAACCTACTGGCAAAGGATCGGCTCAATCAATCGAGTTCAAGTAATACCCATTCACAACGGCGTTTGGCTAACCGATTTAATGATGGATACCGCCGTGCTTCAACAAGAAGCCACGCAAGACTTAAGCATCAATAACTTTACGGCATCATAAAATGGCATTAATCGCACCCGATCGATATTTCAACTGGTAGCCAGCGAGCGGCGTATCAGAATACGACTTTGAAATAATCAATACAGCGACATCGGCAATACTTCGAGCTGGCGTTATTTACACCAGCGCACTAACCTACACCTACGCACAGGCCGTGGCGGATGGGGCGGTTATTCCGAGCATTACATTAAAAATCAGAGCTAAAGATTTAGCAAGCGGGGAGGTGGGCGATTGGTTCGAGTCAGTGCAGGCCAATCCATTTCCTGAAACCGAGCTCGCAGCGGATGCAACACTAACCGCGCACACCGGCAATTCATCAAACCCGCATAGCGTAACTTTAGCGCAATTGGGTGCGGGGGATTCCGCTACTAAGAACGTAGGCACAACCGCTGGAACAGTAGCAGAAGGTGATCACACGCATGCAGCTGGCGCACCCGCTGCGCATTCGCATACATTAGCAGATATTAGCGATGCGGGAACAATGGCAGGGCAGAATGTTGGGGTTACCGGATCGTTTACCACGGTGGATGGCAAGACGGTGACGGTTTCTAATGGGATTGTGACGGCGATTGTTTAAAAAATTATGAATGATATACGTTGTGGTACCTGCAGTAAAAAACTAGGTGAGGGTATTTATCAAACATTACAGATTAAATGCCCGCGCTGTAAAACACTAAATTTTTTGAGAGCCGAGAGCACCCAATCAGAACACCCAGAGTGTCATAGTAAAAATCACACTCATGGAAAGCATCAAGAAAAACCAAATAACCCTGCATCACACTGATGCGTTAAGTTTATTAGCACAATTAGACGATAACAGTATTGATCTTATTGCGACTGATCCGCCTTATTACAAAGTAAAAGGGGAGTCGTGGGACAATCAATGGAAAAATAAAGCCGAATTCTTTACCTGGTTAAATGAAATTCTAGCGGAATATCAGCGTGTATTAAAACCCGCAGGCTCGATCTATTTATTTGCAGGTCCACATTTAGCAACCGAGGTTGAACTGGCAATAAGACAGCACTTTAAATTATTAAATCACATCAT